ATGACCTAACACCAACACAAAAAAACCAAATCAACCAAATACTAAAAAACCAAAAACCACCAACACCAACAACTAAGAAAAATTATATTCAAAACAGAACAGCAAATCTAATGGGACAATTTGAAGATCTAGCAGAACAAGATCCAGCATATCAATTAATACCAGACCTATTAGCAGACTTAGCAGACAAACACCAAGCCTACATATATGATCTAAGAGCAGACAATTTCAAAACCAACAACAACGGACAAATCATATTAATAGATCCAAGCGTTCCAGACTTATTAGGAACAAACACTCATCCACAGAAAATTCTATTCGAACACAAGCTAGAATTTGTACTAAAAACCACAACAATACAAATAATAGACATGGGCAGAAACAGCGAACTACTCAAAAACTTCATACAACCAAAAGAAAAACCATAATACACCATGTACGAATACACAGCTAGTCTAATAATAGTAATAGACGGTGACACAGCAATCCTACTAATAGATCTAGGACTAGGAATATTCAAAAAAGAAATAATAAGACTATACGGTATAAACACACCAGAATTAATAGGACCACAAGAAACAAAAGCCCTACAAGCAAAAAACAGACTAGAACAATTATTAACTAACAAAACCCTACACATAAAAACATATAAAGACAAAAAAGACAAATACGGCAGATACATAGCAGACATAAAAACAAGCGACTATACAACCACCGTAACAGAAATACTAATATCAGAAAAACTAGGAGAAGAAAAACTCTACTAATTAAAAATCACCTACTACTAACGATTGGCTATTACCACAGAAAATTTACATAATTTTAACAAAAACCATACAACTAACACTTTCACAATATAGTTAAGATTTAAAAATGTTAAACGAAGCAGAAAAAGCCACAAACTATGACACATTCAGACACATTGAAAGAGTCCGAAATCTATTAAACATTTGCATTTTAGATCTAATTCGTCGCGGAGAATTACACGATCAAACAAAATTGGAATCACCAGAAGTAGAGGCATTCACAGAATATACACCAAAACTAGCAACATGCACATATGGCAGCGACGAATATAAAAAATATTTAATAGCAATCAAACCAGCATTAGACCACCATTACGCATACAACCGACATCATCCAGAATTTCATAAAGAAGGTATCAATGACATGAACCTACTGGACATCATTGAAATGTTCTGCGATTGGAAAGCAGCAAGCGAACGTCACAATGATGGAAATATCCACAAATCAATTGAAATCAATACAAACCGTTTTGGACTATCACCACAATTAGCCAAAATACTTGAAAATACCGCAAATATGATGTTCGGTTCAACCAAATAAAATTTTAAATACCATAAAAGAACCAATCATTTATAACGGGTTCACAAACAACCATCATTAATCCAAATATTAACCCAACTCAGCCTTAAAACCACGAGAGTGACCCATATCAGAACAATCATCAGGCATACCACCAGGTAAATGACACCCAAAATTATCAACACCTGATTTTATTAACTTCGGCTTCACCGACACCGGCTTCACATATACAAATCTAATACCATTCTGAGCCGCAACCTCAGTAATAAACTCCATAACCGTCATCGTATTCAAATCAAGAGACGCAAAAGAACCACCAGCATCATGCACAGCCTTAGCCAAACTCAAAGCACACTCAACAGCCTCAGCACGAGCCTCAACAAAACGATTCTCACCCATAATACCACCATATATTTTAAAACAAAGAAAAAGAACCCGCCACAATTGACGGGCTCCAACCAACCAAAACCAACCTACTCAGGCGGAAACTCACCACCCCTCTCAAGCTCAAGCTCATTTTCAGCAGCAATCAATTTATCATAATTCTTACATTTCCTCTGCTGCTCTAACATACGATCAAGAATAGCATCATATTCCTTATTATCACGCTCCTGACCCACACAAACAGCATCACCAAACAAAAACCTAGAAACAACACTATTCAAAAGATTATACTTAACCGAATCATCAACACCATCCAAACAACCAATCAAACCAAACTTCTCAGCCAAAAAATTAAACCTACGTTCCAACTCAACAACAGTATGAGACTGACGCTCCTTAATACCATCCTTCAACTTATACAACTCAGCATCAACATACTCAGCAATCTCATCATAAGTCATACCATTAATATCAGCACGAATAGAACTAATATAATTAACAGCCTTAATATTCCCCTTATCCCGTCGAACCATCATCTTAATACCATGATTCAACAAATGCAAAATACCACGAGAACGACGAACATCACTACTAATCGGCTGACCAACACCACTCATAATATCACCACAAAGAAAAAGATTAACCAATTACAACACCAGCTTATCTACGCATGAAAGCCAGTCTCACGTAACAACACGTAAGACAGTCTCATGTAACAACGTGTTTAAAAACAAACAAGGGACGCGAAACAGGACTATCCCACCCGCCCCAAATGGAGCATGGAGACACAGAACCAAAGAAAATAGGCCGGTCAAATAAGTATCACTGATCCGGATCTTGCGACCGCAAATACTCGCTAACACTAAGCCTAGCAAAATCATCAAAAAACTCCCGAATACTCTCATTCGAATGATGACGCTTCGCAAGATTCACAGCCTGACAAACCAGCTGAACATTTCCAGGAACATAACCAAGATCAGAATCAACACGATCAATCGAAGCAGCGAAATGGCAATCATGCTTATGAGTCATTTCTAGACCAGTAATCACACATTTACCATATTGTTTCTTGTACAATTCCATTAGATGTTCATGATCAATTTGAATATCCAAACGAGCAGGATTCATACATCGTGAATAACCTTTTTCCATTGACAATTTTACACGTTTAATAGATCCAATTCTGCATCTAAGCCAATTAAACATGTCTTTTTCAGCATTTTCTCTAACTTGTTTACGATAATAATCTTGATTGTTATCTTTCCATTTTCTGAATTTTAATTGAATCTTTTCTTTATTCTCTAATCTATATTGTTCATTGTATTTTGAACAACATTCAACACACCAATTCTTTCCCTTTTTAAAAGGTTTAGAACCACGTTCACAACCACAATCTCTACATTTATTCGGATCGCCTCTAACTGGTCGTTCTGCACCAACTTTATTGCAATGTATACAAGTCCAACGTTCAGGTCTTATGTCTTTGCGAAAGTGAATACTACCACATTCGCAAGACGACGGTTTTTTAAGTGATGCCATAAGAGTTCCTCATCCTAACAAAATACGTAAAAAACCTCCCGTCATTACTGACGGGAGGTTCTGATTGTCAATCGTTCGTACTAATTCTATTACAAATTAGTGACATTGAGCACGGCATAAAATAGTCCCCCATCTTCCAGGAGTTTTTTCCCATAACGAGTCATAACTCCCTTGGATGGGACGAATGAATCTGGGTTCATTACAGTTGGAGTGCTGAGAAGTGGTACATATGGAGCGTAGATGTAACCTGTGTCCAACGCGGTTGGTCCCTTGAAGCCCATGAGGACTTTACAGTTGGGGAATAGTGGATCTTTGTGTAGCTTTAATCGGCTTTGCAAAGTTCCTACGTTCAGAATTCCTAGGTTTACGCCATCTGTTGCGAAAGCGTCGCTAGCTCTGAAGTCGTTTAATTGCTCATACTTTGAAGAAATATCAGCCGATGTTACTAGCCAGTTCGCTGGACCACGTAATGTGGTTCGGTGAATGATGTTGGCCATTTCAAGTGTTTTGTACATCAACGCCAAGTTACGGTCGCTGAAGTTAACTGAAGCACCTGCGGCTGTTGCAAAGTTGTGTGTAGCTCGGATTGCTGCAGCAACTAATAGATCGTTTAAGATCTCTCTATCTATTTCTGCAACAACTTCATCTGCCATGAGATTCAGAAGTGTTTCTTCTGCGTCCATGTCGTAAACGGCTTTCATGTCTTGGGCGGCTTCCAAGCTCCAAGAAGTTTTCAAGCGTCGTGTTGTAGCTGAAACGCTGTCACTGTCGATGCTTAATGTTACTTCTGGTTGAAGTGGATTAGCTTCCAAATCATATTCGTAGTTTACTCTGGCTACGGCAGTTGCTGGGAATTCACCTGCTGATAGGGTGATTTTAACTTGACCGTTGGTGTGGTCAAATTCTGTAGCACCTGGTGTTACTAGGTTTACTGCTAAAGAGGTTGTGAAATCGGTGCAATCACCGATTTGTACTCCGTCTGCATCTCCGTCTGCTCCGAAGCTTACTCTCAAGCATGGTACTGCGTCGTCGCATGCTGGGTTTGCGTCTTCTGCGTTGCTGAAGACTTCAACAATTACGGAACCGGCTAATACTGGACGGTGGGCAAGTGTTCCACTTACTACGTTCAGTGCTCCGTTGATTGATAGGTCTTCTCCACGTACTTCTTGTGAAGAGTAGTATGGGTCGATTGCCCAACCGTTATATCGTGCAAACGATTGTGCGGTGTTTTGACGC